AATCGCCGGTCCGCGCCGCTTCCTCGCGCAGCTTCTCAAGCCGGTTGTCCACCGCCGTTGCGCCTGCCACACCGTTGCTGCTCAACATCTTTTCCGGCGCGGGGGCGGATCGCTTGACCTGTTTCATTTCCATTTCCATCCGGGTTGCGGCGGCAATGAAGTCCACCGGGTCTTTGATCGCAGCCAGAGCCTTGGCCTTCGTCGGGTTCTTGCCCAGCCCATAGGCGAACAGCGCCGGCTGCTTGGCCAGTTTGACCAGCAAGCCCTGCTGTGTGGCGTCAAACGTCTCGATCAGCAGCGCCTCGGCTTCGTCGAAGTCGTCCACCGGCAGCGCGGTCTTGGCCTCGTTGTAGGCGGTCAGGCGGCGCTGGAAGTCCTCCTCGGCCTGACGTTCGGCGGTGCGCTTGGCTTCCTCGGCCTGCTCGACTGTGCGGCGCTTTTCCTTCCAGTCGTCAAGCTGGCGCTCAAACTCGTCTGCGTCATAGTCGCAGCCTTCAAGCGTCGGTTTCGGACCGATCACTGGCGCGTCAGATGGGGCCTGCGTGGCCTGCTCCAGTTCCTTGATGCGTCTGGCCTGTTCGCGGGTCAGCTTGCGCAGTTCCTTGACCCATTCCGGCGCAGGCCCGTCTAGTTCTGGCTCGGCTTCCGGCTCATCCTCGCCAAACGAAACAACGAGCGGACCGTCCTCTTCGGCAGCTTCCCCGGCTTCACCTTCGGCGGGTTCGGCTTGCTCTTCGGGGAGTTCCGCCTCGGCAAGTTCCTGGTCCTCAAGATCGGGGGCGTTGATCTCTTGCGTGTCCATCGTTCACCTATTGCTCACCCGGAAATGCGGCGGGCGGTTCCGCTGTTTTGATTGGATCGGCAATCTTGCTGGCAAGAGCGCACAGCGATGGTGCCCAATGCGGCGGAAAGCGGCACTGCACCTGTCCGCGATGATGCGGTTCCTTGGCGTAACCAGATGCGTTCCATTGCCGATCCCATTGCTTATACAGGCCGCGCTCTGGAAAGTCCGGCATCACGCCGGTTTCCATTGCCTTGATAAAGTCAGGCGGCAGGTTAGACGGCATCTGGCGCGCCTCCGATCTCACTCAGCGTTTTCATCGTGTCCGCTTCCTCGCCGCGCGTCCGGGCGATCGTGTAGGCAACCTCGGCCTCGGCCTTCTGTGCCAGCGCACCTTCCTTGGCGGTCAGCGCGGCTACAAGTTCGGCGTTGGGATCAGGCTGCTGGTCCTGCGCAGCGGCTTCGGCGGCTTCCATGTCCGCCTCGCTGGGCTGCATCACGCCAAGCTGGACAAGCTGCTTGCGGTAATATTCGCGGACATCGCCAAGGCCCTCGCCGTCCATGTTGAACAGCATCAGCGAGGTCAGAACCTTGAGGTCAGCCGGGTCTTGCGTGACCTGCATCATGCCGGCCAACTGGCGCGACATGGCATCGCGGCGGCTTGTGAACGAAGGCCCGACGTCCGCGTAAACGTCAAAGTCAGCGTCAGCTAGGTCAAGGTTGCGCAGCTTGCCGTCCTTGCCCAGCACAGGCTTGCCGAGTTCGACGCCTTCAACGTCGCCCATCTCGCCAAGGCCCTTCATCTTGCGGCCCTTCTCGTAATACAGATCCTGCGCCATCGACAGCCAGACCTCGCCGCAACGCCGCATCGCCTTGGCAAAGTTCGACATGTAGATGAACGCCTGCATGTCGCTGCGCTGCTGGATCATCTCGACAGCCTTGCCGGAGATGTTCGAGACCATCTTGTCGGCCTGCTGTGTGTTGCCGAGGATTTCGGCCATGTCCTGCTCGGTGATCTTCAAAAGCGCGGCCAAGGCTTGCGGGATCGCGGGCGGCTTGGTGTAGGCTATCGGGCCTGCCGGAATGACATTGCCCTCGGCGTCAGTCGTCGGATTGACCAGCAGGTAGGGGTAATTCTTGACGTTATCCTCGGCCCACATGACCTGGTGGCCAGCGATCTGCTCAGGAAAGAAAATAGGCTTCTCGATCGTCGAAAGCGCGCTGGTCTCGGCCAGCAACGCCAACTGCATGTTCTTGAGCCGCTGCGAGTCCTTGGCATAGCGCACGAAGCCCGCCATGCGCTCGACGTTGTTCACGAACCAGCGCTTGCCGTAGAACGGTATCACCGGGATGCACTTGCCCGCGATGTAGCCGCAATCCTCAAGGATGCCGTTGCCCGACATGATGTATTTGTGGACCTTGCGGATCTTGACCCGCTTTTCCTTGACCTTGACCGTGCCTTGTTCAGCCAGCATCGCAATGCCAGCGTCGACCGAGCCTTCAACCTCGCCGGTCTCGCTCAGGTCCTCAAGTTCGTCCTCGGTGTAAACGACCTGCTCGTTTTCGCGGTCGATGAACACGTGATGGGTCTCGGTTTTCTTCTCGACCTCGTAGTATTCCGCCACATAGACCACATTCGGCGTGGCCCAATCGAACAGTTCAGCGGTGTTGTCCTTGGGCCAGGTTGCCGGGTCTTGGCCCCACTCGGCGCGGAAGCTTTCCGGCGTCTGCGAGTGCAGCACCCAGCAGCGTTTCGCGTCCGACTTGTCCTGCCGCTTGGCGTCGACGTCAAAGTAAACCGAGGTGTCAGCGTCATAGATCGGGTGGAAGCGGATGCGCTGGCGTTCGTCCTCGCCGTCGTCCTCGTTCTCGTATTCGGACGCCAGCCGCCATGCTCCGAACCCGCCCGCCGTGCCTTCCTCGAAAGCGTTATCAGCGGCTTCCTCGCCGTTGCTGTCCTGAAAGTCCGCGCGGAACAGGGCGTCGCACATGTCAGCCAGCGGATCGTCCTTCGCCCCGTCCTTGGGGCGGAAGTCCACGGTAATGCGGTTGTTGCGGTACTCGTTGTAGATCCGGATCAGGCCGAGCTGGCCCTTGTTGACCTCGAACTTCGGCTTGTTCGCAAACTGCTCCGAGAGCGCCCCTTCCCACTGCGCGCCGGGGATGGTCAGGAAGCGGCGGTCCTCAAGGCACTGGCGTCGCTCGTCCTGGCACGAAGCCTGCACCCGATTGAACTCGGTCAGCGCGGCCTCAAAGACCTTGTTCAGCCGTTCGGTCTTGGTAGGACGCGCCATTAATTTCCCTCGCGTGATCGCTGGCGGGCGGATAGTATTCTAGACAAGCCGGATAAGCAAGCCCTGTGCCGTTTAGCCCCAGCGGGACGCGACAGGCATGGGTGCGGCGTTGGTTACAGGTTTGCGTTCAGGGGCACGGCGCATCCCTTCGCAGGCGTAGCGCAGCGCGTCGATCACGTGGTTGTCCTTGTCGTCCAGCACCGGCAGGACTTGCTGCGTCTGCTTGTCGATCTTGTAGCTGTAGAGGCTCAATTCATCGATTGTGTGAATGCAGCGCGGGTGAACCACGATGTCGTGTGACTTGAGCCATTCCACGCCCTCCTCGACCGATTTAGGCCCCTTCACCGCGCTGACGATCTTGGGGAAGCCGTTCTTGCGCATGTGGCTGACGGTCTCAGGCCGCGCGCTATCCGCCACGATAGGCCAGCGTTCCGCCTCAGGCACGGACAGGAACAGGCTTGGCGTGTCGGTGATCTCGCAGCCCACGCGGTAAGCCTCGTAATCCACGTACAGCGTCCGACCGATCACGTGGCAGCGCACCAGGACGGTTGGGTCCGTCGCAAAGCCCCAGTCAGCGCCAAAACGATGGATCGCATCGGGCGGCGTCTCGAACTCCTCGACGCGCCAGTTCTTGAACACCCGCGCCTCGCTGTTGGTCTGGTAGGCACCTAGCCAGATGTGCTTGTACTTGTCCGGGTCGCGGTCGCGGTCATACTCCATTTCCGCTTGCAGGACTTCCGGAAACCACGGGTTGTCGCGGTAGTTGACCTCAATCACGACGGCATCGGGCGGCGGGCTTTCACCGCGCAGCAGAACATCCACCGGGTCCGTCTCAGCGCGCGGGTTCCACGTGAACCACAGCTCAGACCCCGGCTTGCGGATTGTCGGGCGCAGCAGGTCCAGTGACAACTGGCTGAGGCTTTGCGCTTCCTCGACCCATGCGATGTCAAAACCTTCAAGCGACTTGATGCTATCCGCCGTGTGGTTCTGCATCCCCTGGAAGATGATCTGGCCGCCATTGCGGGCCTTGATGCACGACTGCTGAACCTCGAACAGATGGCCCACGCCCATGCTCTCAATCTTGAGTTCCAGCAGCTTCTTGACCGACTGCGCCAGCGACTTCTGGATTTCACGGACGCAGACCGCATCGGTCTTTTGCGTGACGCAGCGCTCGATCAGCCGCTCGGCAAACTCATGCGACTTGCCTGAACCGCGTCCACCATGCGCCCCCTTGTAGCGCGCCGGCGTGTTGAGCGGCAGCGACCAGCGCGGGATCTTGCGCGACAGGACGCCGTCAGCCAGCATTCTTGGGGTCGATCACTTCGTGGCGGACAGTGTGCGGGATCGCGCCGCCGTCCGGGCCGGTGTGGACGTTTTCAACCTTCTCGCCGTATTTCTTCGGCTGACGTTTCGCCAGCAGCCACTTGCGCGCGTCGATCCGCACCCGCTTGTCGTTCGGCTCAAGGCCATCGGTGTCGGCAATGTCCTGGATATCCTCGGCCATCGCATCGTCGCCGGCAGCGCGCGCGCGCGCGTATTGTTCCGCCCACTCAGGTTCATTCGCGCACCATTCCATGACGGTCGAGATTGCGGGCATGGCTTGAGCGCGACAGATCGACCGGAGGGATTTTCCGTCAGCGAGTCCCTCAAGAATTTTCTTGCGCTGTTCGGTCCGTAGCATTCCAGCCATGTTCATTCCTCCACCAGCGCCATGAGCGCTTCGTCGATAGCCTCCGCGATTGCGAAGAGGTTGGTCTTGCCCTTGCCGCCGAGGACGGCTTCGAGTTGCCGTAGGTCGTTGGCGATCGAGCGCCGGAGCAACGGGCCTTGGATTTCGTGCCAGCGGTTGTGGTGCAGCATCTCGACGCTGTCATAGGTCAGGGCGGCGATTGCGCGGGCGATGTCAGGCATGGTCATCCTCCGCCTTGAACCGACCGCACCAGTCGGTCGGTCCAGTGTTCGGCCAATAGCCGATGCAGGCAGTGTCAGACTCCTCGATCGATCCGCGTTCGGAGAGATGCGCGGCAATGATCTGCGGAGGGTTGATCCGGCAGTCACCAGCTTCTTCGTTTCGGTGCATCCGCCAGTAGCGACATCTGTCGCAGCTCTGATTATCCATCTCAAAACCCCCCTTGGCTAAGCGGGACAGCAGCCGGGACAAAGAGGGGGTTTCCCCCTTTAGGGGGAACCCCTTTTGTCCCGCTTGTCCCGGCCTGCAAAAAATCTTGTCCCGAATTTTGTCCCGGCTTTGTCCCGATACATAAAAAACCGCAGATTTCCGCCATTTCAGTTTGTCCCGCCATTTGTCCCGCCTTTGTCCCGGTGCCGAAAAGTGATTTGTCCCGATTTTGTCCCGCTGAGAGGGTCAATTTACCCATATCCAGTCCCCCCAAGTGCCAATTACGGATGCCGATTTGAGGTCTTTCAAAGCCCGATTTGCATACCGCCTGGCAGTGTCACGGCGCTTGTTTTCATCGCCATCTTCGAGGGCATAGAACTCAT